ATCTTGATGATATCACTCTCTTCTTGGTTGAAGAAAGGGACTGTAACAAAGTTACCAATCTTGAAATAAAGATTGGCACGGTCGGCAAGGTTCATCTCACCAACATCTTCATCTCCAATAGAGAAGAAGTCCTGATCAGCAAGGTGATTGTAACCCTTATAGAAAGTTTTACGAAGACCACCAAACTTACGCTTCATCAGTTTCTCAACACGAACGTCCTCAGTGACATTCAGAAACTGCATAGGTACATTACATTTTTTCTTCCAGTCTTCGTTAGGGGTATACAATGCATGACCAACCTCATGGGCAACCAGCAGGTCAAACACTTGGTTGGAAGCACGTTTCCAGTTAGGCAGAGTCAACACACGCTTCTGTACGTCAAACTGAGCAGTCTCAACGTTACGGTGCTCAACGATTAGGTTCTCAGTAGCGAGCAGTTTAGCGAGTTGACCCTTGACTTCTAGATTGACGGACATCGGACCTCTCTGTGTATGCACATATTATAATACCCCTAGGGAGATTCCCCAGGGGTGAGTGGACACTTAGTTGACTGTCACCTTCTTACTAAAGTTCTTGACCTTCTCAAACTGGATGGTGTCTGCGAACTTATCTTGTAGAACGTCACCCTTGTGTGAGATGACGAATGTATTTGCATCCCTGACAGCAAACCTAACGATCTTCAAGAAATCTTCTGTACCAGATGTATCGAGAGAACTGTCAAAGATCTCATCAAGGATAAGAAGATTGGTATTGACTGAGTTCTTGACTCTCGCAACTTCTCTCCAAGTAAACAGAAGTGCTAGGTCGATTCTCATCTTCTCACCTTCACTGAAAGAACTATATGAGAAGTCTTCATGAATAGGAGACTTGATAGTTTCATTGAATTCACCATCAAGAGAAAAGTTGATAGAGAAATCCATCTGAGTCAGATAATCTCTACAAGTTCTATTGATAAGAGGAAGATACTTTTTGATGATACGAGTCTTGACTCCACTGTCTTTCAAAAGATAGTTGACTGCTTCATGCTCATCCTTAGCTTTCTTAGTTTCAGAAAGCATATCATTCAAAAGTTTCTTCTGACCAAGGAACTCTTGCCTTTTCTCAATCTCTTTGTCAACATTATTGTTTCCAATACTAGAGATTTCTTTAGTGATGTAATCAACTTTGTCGTCGATGTTCACACAATCATTCTTCAACTTCCTAAAATCGTATTTCTTTTCCTGAATCTGTTCTGACAAAGATACGATGTTATCAATATTCATTTTCAATGATTGAAGTTCCACGTCAAGTTTTTCAAGTGCATTTGACATCTCATCAACACTGTCTTGATAAGTGGAGATCTTGTCCTGTTTGAATGCAGTATCAATGTGTTGACCACATGTTGGACAATCATCAGTCTGTTGGAAGAACTTCAGATCTCTAACATGAAGATTCTTCTTAGAAGTAATCTGGAAAGAAAGAGTCTTCAATTTATCCTGCTTCTCCTGAAGTTTTTCTGGAGAAGTATACATCTTCTCCAGAGTTTCAATCGTGGTAAAACATTCATCGATTTGACCTGAGAGAGTTTTCTTTCTATCTTTTAGTCTTCTAATCTCTTCCTGTTTCTCAGAAATCTTTTTGTCTGACTGTGATGTGAGTTCTTCAATAAACCTATCTTGAATATTGATTTTCTCATTCACCAACTCCGTGCGAGATTCCAAATCTCTAATGTCTTCATTGATCATTCTCAACTTCTCCTTCGCCAAGATATGCATGGTGGAGAAGATCTTGATGTCAAGAATATCTTCGATGACTTCACGTCTACCAGCAGCAGGCAGTTGCATGAATGGTACAAAGGTACTGCTACCTAAGATAACGATCTGAGTAAATGACTTGAAGTTCAACTTCAATACATTTTGTTCAAACCATTTCTGTTGATCTGCGGCAGAAGAATTCTGATCTAACTTAGTTCCATTCTTGTAGATCTCAAAGATGTTTGGTTTGATGCCACGGATAATCTTCCACTCGATAGAACCGATAGAAAATTCTACCTCAGCAACACATTCCTTTGCGTTGATTGAGTTGACAAGTTGTGGTTTATTGATCTTCCTGAATGGTTTACCAAACAGGGAGAATGTCAGAGCATCAAGAATGGTAGATTTTCCTGCACCATTTGTACCCACAATCAACGTTGCCTGAGAACTATCTAGAGCAATCTCAGTGAAGGTATTGCCAGTAGAAAGAAAGTTCTTCCAGCGAATCGTTCTAAAAAATATCATTGGGTTCAGGAATTACAAAGTCATCAGGAGTAATAATGGAATACTTGTATCCCATGAGTTCGCATGTCTTGACGATACTATCGTCATCCACTTCTACGATTTCTAAAGCAGGGTGATCGTCTGCTTCCAGAAGACCAGCATAGCGCACTGCATCGTCTTTGTCAATAAAAAGTTGCAAAGATCTACTTCCATCTTTAGTGCTTGAGGCATATGCTTGCTGGCCTGATCCTTGGAGAGTGAGCATGTACATTATACTTCTGACGCTTCTACGTAAAGATTTTTTAGAATACAGGTCAAAGAAGACTTATTCAAATCCGTCTCAAGTTCATTTACATATTTTTCAAGAGTAGTCAAAGTATCTTCTACTTCAATTTCCTCTTCACTCTCTGCACTCAAATCAAAATTCTCAATGACTTTTACATCATGAGCACCAGAGTAGTAAACGTTTTCCAAAAACTTATCAAAGGTTTTGTAGTCAGTTTTCTTTTCTACAATTACTTTGATAAACTTTTCACTGTAATCTTCGTAATCATGTTCTGAATAATCATTGACTTCATCATTATAGGTGATTTTGTCGAAGATTGTATATGGATTTCTAACATACCTGAGACTCAGATCATCGGTATCGAAGATGTGGAATCCTCTCCTATCACCATAATCATTCCAATAGATTTGATATGGGTTTCCAAGATATGTTACATTACCTTTAGTGCTCTTGGTGTGATAGTGACCAGAGAATACCTTCTCAAATTTTTTATATTTATCTACGCTATCACCACGTTGATGATTGTATCCAGGGTGTGCCTCAAACCCAGCAAGTTCTAAGTGACCCATGGCAACTCTTGCCTTTGTGCTCTTGATAAGTTTGTCAGTTTCTACGACATTTTCTTCATTGATCCATGGGATGAACAAGATAGGCAATCCACCAACCATCACTTCAGTAGCTTGCGAATAACATTCTACATTATGATAATCTTCAAGAAGAAGTTCCACTGTGTTGATCTTATTAGTATTCTTATAGTAAGCAGTATGATTTCCAATTACTGTATGAACCTTGACATTGTGTTGTCTGAGAACATCATAGTAATTTTTCTTTGCCCACTCCAAAGACCAGAAGTCAATACTCTTTCTATTATCAAAGGTATCTCCCAAATCAATTACGTTGAAGATACCTTCTTCCTCAAGAGTAGGGAAGAATACGTCTTTGTAAAACTTACCAATAAAATTGTGGAAGATCTGACTTCCTTTTCTCATACCAAAATGTTGGTCAGTGATGATAGCTACTTTCATTTGGTTTCGTGGTTGTACTCAATTACAATCTTTTCATGCTTTGTAGTTCTGTCAGAAACATAGTAATGTTTTGCTTCACCACCCAACAAATCCTCAATCTTTTTTACAAGATTCTCAACAATATTTTCATTAGCATACTTTTGCCAATCTCCTTTGATCATGGGTTCGTTCTCAGTCACAGTTTACCTCCAACAACACCACTGTTTACAACGCGAGTATTTTCATCAAGTGATCCATCTTGCAAGCATTTGAGATGCCAACGAGTGACATCTAGAACTGTTTGATACTCCAAACCAGTGATAAAGTGCTGACCCAGAGGTTCTTTTAGGATGCTAGTATGCATACCAAAGCGAGTTTTTTTGATGTAAAAAGCATCATCAATCCATTCGGCATCTTCTGGAATATCTTTCTCTACTGTACCACCAAAAGAATCAGACAGTTTTGCTTTTCTTTTTGTTTCTGTTTGTTCGGTCATCTGTTCATCCTCACTTCAACATTTTCTTTGATTGTATTCATATCTGAGATATCATATCCTACATCGTTTGAATCTGCAGTGAACACCTGATCAAAACCAGACCTCTCAATAATTTTGTTTTTGATCTCCAACTGCTTCTTTTCTCTTTGGATTCGTCTAAGAAATGCGTAGTATATAATCTGAGTGAAGTAAGCAAACGGATTATTAGATTTATTTGGGTCGAAATTATCTACATACTGGACACAGTTCTCCACCCCATCACAGATCATATCGTCCTTGAACATGTAGTTGACAAAGTTAGGTCGATATGATAAATGATTAGCGATCTTCAAAAAACATTCGCCAATATAATTAGTAATTCTTGGTTTAGGTAGGTCGTTCTCTTTAGCATACGCCACCTTCGACCGATAAACAATCAGTGCTTCTAAGAATTGTTTGTTGTTTACATAATGTTCTGGTTTTGCAGCCATGGAGAGGTATCCGTTTTCATGTGTACATCATAACACAGAAACCCAGGCTTGACAACACCCTAGAATCAGTGTACAATAACCTTGTGGAGGTTCAAAAGCAATATAGCTTTATTACTTAGAGTCTTTATTGAATAACTTCTCTAAAGAATCTCTAGCATCATCTATCGTAGAAATATATCCAACGTTCTTTTCAGGGTTGACTTTATTTGTAGAGATAATTGATCTCTGAGATGCATATGCTTTTTCAAAACATTCTTCATAGAACTCTACTGCGCCTTCACTGAGTTCAGTAATAGTAAGAATGTTATGTCTTTCGATAACAAAACAATCTTCACCAGAGAATTTCATCCACATATTAGGAATAACAATGTTTGCAAATACTCCTGGTTGTGGGTTGATAGTATCTTCTTTGATAGTAATCGCATTAGATACCAAGAGAACATCATCTTCAGGAATCCACATTACCTGAGCAAGAAGTTCTTCTCCTGATACTAATTTGATTGCTGCGTGAAAATCGTCTCCCATGTGTTATCTGAAATCGATGTTTATAATTTGATAATCAAAATTTTCTTCATTATATATTTTTATTCTCTCAACGAGATGATTCAATGTATAGTTCTTTCTACCATTGTTATTGGTAACATCATCAGACACATCATACAAAGTTGCAAGATTTTTTGCCTGACCTTTTCTAAGAACTCTACCAATCGATTGAAGATTTCTAATCCTAGATTTAGATGGACTAGAAAAGATTACATTGTGAAGGTTTTTGATATTGATTCCAGTGGAGAAAGTACCGTAAGATGCTACAATGATTGCATTGTTTTCAGACTCTGTGATTTTTCTCACATCCTCTCTCTCGTCAGTATTCACTCCACCATGTATAAAAAATACTTTTCTGTCCTGAGTCTTACTACTATTTAGGAGATCATAGATAACCTGACCATGGGTAGAAACCCTACTATAAAGAATCAAAGTATTACCTTTCAGATCTAATGCCAAGTTACTAATGAATTTATTTCTACGATCATTGTTGATAAGAAACTGAATTTCATCCTCGTAAGTTTCAAACTTCTGATACTCATGCTTCAAGATCAATACTTTGATCTCAAACTTAGAAAGATATCCCTGATCAATAAGTTCTTCTGTGTTGACAATTTTATCTGCTGGTCCAAACAAACCTTCCAGTACCCATTTATGAGTTTGAGTTCCATCCAGAGTTCCAGTAAAACCAATCCTATACTTTGCATTATGACACTTGGTCATGATACCAGTCAGTGACTTTGCTTTGAACTGGTGTGCTTCATCACCAATCACTGTAGTAAACTCATCAAAATATTTCTTTGGCATCTTGTAAATAGATTGCCAAGTTGTAATAGTTACATCCTTGTCAGATAATTTTTCATATCCTGCATAAATTTTATGACAGTGCGATTCAGCGTCCCAACCATAGTCAATAAAATCTTTATACATCTGCTCTACAAGAGATGTAGTGGGAACAATGATAAGAATCCTTTCTCCTTTAGCAACGTGATATCTAACTACAGAGTAAATCATCATTGACTTACCTGATGCTGTTGGTGAGATAATTAGTTTACGATTATTTTTGAGTGCTTGATATACTGCTTTGACCTGATAGTCTCTAGGTTTGAATGAAGTAATAGATGTCATGAAGGACTTGACTCCTTCCATAGTCACCATAGGATTTGATTCCAACACATCACCATAGTATTTGTTGGGTTCAAATTTCATCTTATACTCATGCTCTCCACACCATGTAATCAATCTATCGAGAAGACCACAATAGATCTCCCCTGTGTGTGGTGAAAACAAACGTATCTTGCCATCCCAGTGTTTACTTCTATAAGATGGCATGAACGCTGCTTCAGGAACATCAAATGTAAATTGATCTGATAGTTCGTATTTGATATGTGGTTCGCATTCTATTTTCAGATATACTTCATTTTTCTTCGAGATCACTAAGTCGCTCATATCATCCGTATCCTAATGTTAGTTTTTGAAACTCAATTGCGTTCCTGATTTGCCATTGCCTGTCACTGATTTGTTTCAGGATAGATTCTAAGAACAGCACAAGTTGTTCGTAATAGTCAATCTTTAGTTGTAGTTTTTGTATCTTTGGATCACTATCCAGATATCTATCGATGTCTTGTTTTAGAACTTTGAAGTCAAAAGGTTCTGACTCATATACTTCTGGATCTGCTTTTCCTGTATAATATTCCCATCTATGTCTCCTAAGAACTTTCAGATCAGACTCTGATTTTCTTTTTAGTAAACAGATCTCATTATAAATTTTGAAATATTTTGAATGTAGTGAAGGGATTTTTTTAGATTCATCACTAAGTTCATCACCCAACTGAGAGTCTTTCTCCCACTTGGTTTGTAAAGATTCAAGATCAATCATGCAAAGTCAAAGTAAGTGTATTTGAATGCCACTGAGGCATTTAGATATTCTACATCAGATTGTTGAGAATCAAATCTCAATGTAGAAAGTGATACTGGGAAACAGTCTTTGAAGTTTACTGTTTTTACTCTGTTATAACTGCTGTTGAGAACAATCAAAGTAATATCAGATCTTTCATATTTTTCTCTACTTGCATATTTTATTCTGTTGGAAACAATATCGTTTGTGTCATACTTTTGATCAAGACCTCTCTGATCAAAGTCATATTCGCCACCATACTTAGGAAATCCTAGACCTCTCATCCAGTCATGAATTTCTAAGTAGTTTCCCATGTCCTCATCTACCAAGAAATTTACTTCAAGATCTTGATAGTAAAGTTCATCACCAGGAACTGGTAAGTTCCTAAGTCTAGTTGCTTGCTCTGCAGCAATCATTGAGATTGCTGGAATGTTTGCTGTCTGACAGAAAAACTGTACCTTTGGTGCTTCTTCGATAACAAGATCAAAACCACCTGGCGATAAAAAATTTCTGTTTGTAATTGGTGTGGTTACGTTGGACATTCTCACCTCCTGTTATATAATATTTAGTCCCTCTGTCTCCAGTCGTCTGGTTTGTCTTGCTTGAACCAATCTACAATTTCATCCGCTCCAGAGAACCCCGACTTGTAATTAGATGGATCGGGGTCCCCAAGACCCATCTTATTCATAAAATCATCCATACTTCCCTCCTCAATGTCTTGAGCAGCCTGGCGACGTGCTTTGTTCAACCAATCTCTAGCAGTTGTATATTGCTTGGCAATTTTTTCTGCCCAGATCATGTCTTCAAGTTTGACTTCTTCCTTGTTCGCAATCTTCTTACAAATAAACTCTAATCTTAGTCTATATTGAGTTGACAGCATATTATTCTTCCGAGAGATAGTGCTCTAATTGATTGATCCGATTGAATTCTTGATACGCTGCTTCTGAGCGAACGTGAAGAATATCTTTGATATCATCTATGATAAACGTTGGGTCAACGTAATCATCCAAATACTTATCGATTGCTTCTTTCAAATATCTTTTCCTATGCCACTCTTGCGAATATGGTTTGTAGTTCATAACAAAAAATCATAAAGTGCTGAAATTATTTAGACATAAAAAAAGAGGGTCCTTTCGGACCCTCGGAGACTTCCTTCACACGGAACCTGTATTATAGCACAGGATCACATGAGGTTGCGTACAAGGACTCTTCTGTAGTAACGGTTTGCGTTTGCAGCGCCGATACCAGCAGTTGGCTGAGTGCCGTCATTGACAGCGCCAGTGCTGAATGGGTTTGCTTGCATACCGTAGCGAGTCTTGAAGCCAATCTTGGGCTGGAAGGTGTCTTCGCCAACTGCACGTACCATCTGCAGAGGTACATATGGGCAATAGAACAGACCAGCGTCATAAGGATTGGAGCCCTTATAACCAACGACGAAGTACTGATCGTTGGAAACGTTGGAGGAATATGGGTCGATGTAGACCTTGAACTTACCGTTGATGGTGCCAGCGAAGGTGCTGCCAGTGTCATCAACATTCAGGTTAGCGTTGAGTGCTGGGGTGTAGTCCAGAACGCCTGCCATGGTCAGAGCAGATGCAACGTCAGCAGAGCAGACGATGATGTTGCCCTTTCCTCTACGAGTCTCTTGGGCGATAGCGTTTGCTTCGCGCTCGACTTGGAACAGCAGACCCTTGAACTTCTCAACAGACCAACGACCGTTTGAATCCAGGTCCAGATCAAAGATGCCAGTAGAGGCAACGTTGTTCTGAGCACCAGTTCTAGCGGTGATGTATACTGAGCGGATAACCTCACGGTTGATTTCTGCCAGGATTTCAGTTGACAGAATGTTTGCCAACTCAGCCTCTGCATCCAGACCATGGATAGCACGGAGGTCCTGAGCCAGTTCCAGTGAGTACTCAGCTTTCAGAGCGCGTGAACGAGCGGTAACAGCAACCTTCTCGATCGAGAATGCCATCTCGCGGAAGTTGGTGCCAGAACCATCGCCCAGTGCTTCAGACTCGGAGGTGGTCATGCCCAGAGCATCATCGGTCAGCTCATAGGTGCCTGTGTCATTCAGGAGACCTGGGTTTGAACCTTCTGCATCATTGTTTGCTGAAGATGTTGCAGTAGGATCGTAACCTGAAGTACCACCACCAGAGAAACCAGCGTTAGGCTCATTGAACAGTGCCTCTGCGCCAGATGGGGTGTTGTAGCGTGAGCGCATTGCGAAGATCAGACCCGTAGGACCTGACATTGGCTGAACGCTAGCAATATCATAAGCGATCAGGTTAGGCATTGAGCGGCGGATCAGTGAGATCAGCACGGGGTCAAATGTTCTAACTGCGCCTGTAGGATCGGTTACGTTAGTAGGTGCCTCGGTGAGCATTTGTGACTCACGGAGGAATTTCTCTTGGTTCTCCAGAAGAACTGCTGTTACATTTCTTCTGTATGAATCTTTGATTTCGGGAAGTTCTTCATGCTTGAGGAGTGGAGCCCACTTCTCTTGAAGGTGTTCTGATTTGAACATTGATCTTTACTCCTTAAAAGTTTGTTGCGATTTGTGAGTGAACTTGTTATTATTTAGTAAAAATGATTACTTGAAGCGGGAAACTGCGCGAAGATATGCGTCCATGCTTGAAGAAACTTGCTCAACTTCTTCTGCTAATACTTCCTGCTCATCAGATTGTGCGATTGGAGATTCTGATTTGAAATATGATTCTTTCAGAGTCTCAATCTTTCCACGGTAGGTTTCTTCACTCTCAAACCCAACGCCCTCTACGATTGAAGAGAACTTATCCTTCTGGGTTTCAGTAAGACCGCGAGCAACATCATTGATGATTGACTCTTTTACAAATGTACCGATCTCCTGATTCAGATGAATATTTCTTTCAATCTGTTCGTTGAGCTTTTGCTCCATTTCATCAAGTTTTTCTACCATAGTATCGAATGCATCATATTTATCTTCAGGTACAGTTACATAATGTTCTTCAAAAAGTCCCTTGAGACCTTCCATGAAGGACTCAGAGATCTCTGACTTGATGCCAGATTCGATAGCCAGAGTATTTTCCTCTGCCCATTCTTCAGCAGCATACTGCAGAGTAGCTTCAACTTTCTCTTGCAGTTCTGCCTTTGCTTCAGCAAGCTCTTCTTCAAACTTAGCAGCGTAATGCTCTTCCAGTTCTTCCTGGATAGCATTTACTTTGCTAACGAGAGCTGCTTCAAAAATTGTTTTTGCCTTTTCTTTGAAGTCCTCGGAGAGGTCTTCAGTTCCTACAAGAGCATCAACGTCGTCTGAGAAGTCAACGTTCTCATATGACATTCCTTTCTTGTTAGCGGATGGCATTGCTTCTGCTTTACCCCCTTTAGCGTTTACAGCAGTCTTAGACTGTGAACCGCCTGCGCTCTTCAGTTTTGAAGAGTCATCTGTAGACTTGTAGTTTTGTGGTGTTGGACCACCAAGATCTTGGATACCACCGAGTTGGGTGCCAGGGTCAGCCATTTTTTGCATGGCGTCAGCAGGTTTTGCAGATGCATTAACCTTGTCCTTTACCTGTTTAGGTGCTTCCATTTCTTGTAATTGATTGTCAATGACCTGTTCAGACATTTTTGATACTCCTTGTTTAGGCAAAAATATGGTAATTTCTATATTTATTTATAAAATTAAAGACCTCTGATAAACCTTTCAAACGCTTTCACTTTGCGTTCTTGGAGGTTGATCAGAGTTGCATGATCGATTTCATGCTTCAGTTCCGCGATTTCTCTTTCTCTGAGAAGACCACCTTCCCAGACCCATTCTTTTCCTTCCATGATACCTTCAACGAAAGCATCAGGAGCGGAAGGATCGGAAACGATATCCGCTGCGGTAGCAAGCATAAAGTCTTCACCAACTACATTGTATCCATTTTCACGCTTGAGCGTACCCATGCCTCTTGAAGAGACTCCTAACTTTACACCTTCATCGAGCAAGTTCTTTGCGATATTGCCCATTGGGGTGTCCAGAAGTTTTGCCTTACCAATGAAGTTTTTACCTTCAGAAGTAAGACTAGTAATTCTGTGAGAAACACGATCGAGATTTACGGTAGGACCATCGGGGTGACCGAGTTCTCCTAACGCACGATTGGTATTGATATACTTCTCGTTATAATTTTTTACTTCTCTATCAAGAACTTGATAGGGATACATTCTCCCATTTCTGTTCGTGATATCGGACTGCAGAAAAACACCTTGAATGTAATGGGATTTTTTACCATTACTTTCTTCAGTGATAACTTCTACCTCCTCAGTCAGTTCCGTGATCAGTTTCATCTTGTTCCTCTTCGGGTTCTTGGGTATTGTCTAATGACGCCTCAACATCAGTATCTACTTCTGCTTCCGCTTCAGTATCTACTTCTGTTTCTTCAGGTTCTGCTGGTTCTGCTCCAATAGCATCACCAAACATTTGCTGAGAGATTGCTTGTCTTTTGGCATCGATGATTTCGAGTGCTTTATCAGAAAGCATATCTTTCATGCGCTCAACCGCTGATGCATTGTTCTGTGAAATAATTGCATCAATTACTGTAGTTTCCATATCAATCTAAGTGAAATCCAATAGTATTATTTATATAAGTCCCTGCCCTTCTGGTGGTTCAGTTGCGGAACCATCTGCCTCTGGATCCATAGGAACGTCACCTAACGCTCCACCTTCTCCGCCTTGCTGCATTGCCATCATCTCCTCCTCAGAAGGTGGGATGATTCCTGCCTCTTTCTCCTTCTCAATTTGGTCGTCCATCTCATCCATTTCCGCATCAGTTTGATGAAGAATCTTAGAGCGGACATACTCGACAGAGAAGTATTTGCCAACGTATGGATCTGCAGCAGATGCCAAGTTGATTCTCTCTTGCAGGAGCTCGGATTCTTTGAGTTCTGAGAAGTGGTTGTCGTAAATAAAGTCGAACTGAATGTACTCCTTCATATCTTCCCACTCCTCAACGCTAGTGATTCCTTTCAGAATCAGTTGCGTCTTCAGCATGTCAATAAAGATTTCGCTAAACTTCTTGCGGAGTCTACCGACAAACTTTGTGAACTTGATTTCATCCCTCAGAATTTCTGAGGAACGACCAAGGTTGAATCCACCCTCTGCTTCCATTCTTGAAATGGGAACATTGAGGGCACGATATAATTTCTTTTTGAAGTATTCAACGTCAGTCAGTTCGCCAAGGTTTTGTCCACCAGGCAGTGTAGAAATTTCTGTTCCGCGACCACCTTCTCTACGTGGCAACCAGAAGTCTTCAAGCATCGACATATGTTTCTTGTCGTCCTTGATTTCACCCGTGCTTGCATCATAAACAAGTTTGTTACGGTAACGTCCCATTACCTCTCTGAGGTATTGTTCTGCTTTTACCTTTGGAAGATTACCAACATCAATATAGAAAATGCGACGTTCTGGTGCGCGTGACAAACGATAGATGACCAGAGAGTCTTCAATCATACGAAGTTGATTGAGTGCTTTGATTGCTTTATGGAGGTATGAAAGAACCATACCCTTGTTTGCATCAAGAAGACCAGACTGCACAAAGGTGATTGCATCTTTTGCAATTTTGATACCACCACCAGTTGGTGCAGTAGCAGACTTCATTGGGTTCTGCTTTAGACCCTTTGGATTATAGATGTAATACTCAAGTACATTTCCATAATCATACTTAGCGGAAAGATCATTGTTCTTTTGATCATTTCCTTTTTGTATTTCTTTTACTAATCTAATTTTCTGAGGATCGACATATCTGATCTCCGTAATTCCTTTGGAAGGATCTTCAAAGTCGATCATTTTATGATAATATAGTCTTCCATCAACGTACCAACGGCGGAAGATTTCATGTGCTTTCTTATCAAAGTTGAGGAGTTTTTTGATGTACTCAAACTCTTCTCTGATGAGTTTCTTTACTTTACTACTTGCGTCCAGATTTGAAAGTTCAATCTGTACTGGACTATCATACAGATCGCTTACAATTGCTTCATTGATAATATCTTCGATAGCACCATCCACCTCAGGGTGAAGTGCCATCTCACGATAACGTCTCAAAAGTTCCTGTTCGTTTTTCCCACCACCTTCTAAATCGACAAAGTACCCATAGTGCCCTCCAGCAGCTATGGATACTACGCCGTCATCTTCATTTGGCGGCACAGGAGAGATGGATTTTTTACTTCCTTTCTCCTGCTCCGCTCTTTTGATTGAATATCCAAACAATTCAGGCATTTCAAAAAATATGTGAGTCGAATACTATACCTATTTAGTCAGGTATCAGAAGTTCGCTCCACCGATGGTTTCACCACCTTCAGAACCTGCCTGTGCTTGCCACCACTGAACTTGGAATTCAACGGTAAACTCTTCGACAGTATCATTGTTGTCGAATGCCAGGTCAATCTGTGAAACATTGGTTGGGAAGATGCCGAAGAACTTATAAGTTCTCAGCAGATTTTCTGCCCTATCAAGTTGACCAACATATGCATCAACCTGATATGTTGATGGATCCTGGACACCAATATTGGTGTAGTTGTTGTTGATCTGGTTTGTCCAAGCTTCCATTGCTGAACGGATCTTGAAGTCAGTATCGTTGACGACAGTAACAGTCCATGTATCAAATGTTCTGTCACCAGCGACTTTCAACTGACGACCGCGATAAGGAACTTCTACAACACCAAGGTTGGAAGCAGGCAGCGCCGCTGCCTTGCAAAGGAATCTTGCATCACCCTGAACACCAGAGGCGTCATCAAAGGTGAGACCTGAAGGAAGTGAAAGTACCACTTCGAATAAGTTAGGGCGAGCGCCACCACCAGACAACCTCTGTTTGAAGGCGCTGATGTTGACGTTAGCCGCTCCAGTTGTAAATTCTGCCATTGTTTTACTCCGTTATTTTTTTATCGATAAATGGATCGGATCAACCTCTGTTTGCAGCAACGACTTCACTGAAGCTGACACCAGTGCGAGTAGCAACGAATGTCAGGGTGATGAAGTTAATCGAACGAGCAGGCTTGAGGTAGATGTCTGCTCTAAACTCGTTTGCGTCGATAACAGCTGGAGTGTTGTTAGTCTCGTCGCAAACTACCAGATAATCAGTAAGACCTCTTCTTGATTGAACATCACGGAGGAAAGGTTCAACAATTTGAGTAAACAGAGTTCTGGTTACAACATCGTTGAATTCAAACAGTTGAGCTCTTGCTGCTCTGGAGATTGCCTTCTCAAGAACAAGGAACAGTTTACGAACGTTGATTCTATCGAATGCGCTTCTAACGGAAAGACCAGTCTTGTCTCCGAAGAGTACGGTGCCTTCGCCAGGGAAAGCAGCGACTGGGTTGATTCTGTTGGTATAAAGAGTATCTCTATGACCCTTTCTTGGATTGAATGCAAGCTTGACAGCGTTGCGGATATTACCTCTGTTCAGACCAGCAGGTGAGTACCAAGGATCAGCGACTGTTGCAGTGTTGACCAGCAGACCAGCAATGTCAGCGTTCAGAGGGACGTAACGATACTTGTCATTGAAACGGTCATACATGTACTTGTAACCGCTGTCGAATACAACATAGGAGCTGCTTCCGAGTTGGTTGAAGAAATCAACAACGTTGGTAACTTGAGTAGCTGCTGAAGGAACTCCTACGACAGCACCTCTGAATGGTGAAATGAATCCCATGCAATCTTTTCTTGCTTCGCAGATAGAAATGATCTTTTTAGCATGAGTGATTGCATCGAGTCTGGTGCCGCCACCAGGACCTTGGATGATGAAGTCAATGTCAATTGCTTCTGTATCTTCCAGTTGCTCATATGCAGTCAGCAGTTCACCAACTGTAGGTGACTGATCGTCAGCACCGTTTGCAAATGTCAGAGACTCTGTACCAATCAGATCATATCTGAGAACTGCTCCAGCAGTACCGAAGTCAGAAGAACCAATTTGACCATTGGTGTCTGTACCTGTACCAGGAGTTGCAATCAGACCAGAGATGTCTGTAATGGTGTAAGTTGTGCTCTTAGGATATACATATCCAGAGTTTGCTTGAACTACATCGAGGAAGTAGTTTGTACCACCTTGTGGAGTCTTAGCACCAGAGATCTTAGAAACGTTCAGGAAAGTTTCAAGAATTGTTCCTGAAGTACCAGTGATCTTACCGTCTACGTCATAGACAGCGATGTGCATTTCGTCATACTTGACATGCTTGTCAAGACCATATGATGAAGTACCAGGCTTACCTGCAACTGAACCCCATGTTTTGCCTGAGTAAATTTCTTGGAGATCGTACCAATCAGCGATTCCAGCAACTGTTGCTACTGCAGGAGTACCAGCAGTATCGAGGAACGTGTCACTAACACCTACCTTGTAAGCAGGGAAGTTATCAGAGATAACGTCCAGTTCCTTAGTTGCAGTGTTCCAGTTGTAAACATACAGAGTGAATACTTGTACTGCTGTTGCTGAACCAACAGCTGCACCACCTGAAGTCTCTGACAGAGAATCTCCAACAGCGATTGATTCCCCTGCTTCCAGTCTTGCTCTTACAGTTTTTGTTTGTGCAGAAACTGAAGTGATGGTAGCAACTTTAGTTGCACCTACATACAGTTCGTCTGCTGCTGCCAGACCAGTTACGTCTGACATTACAACTTCAACCAGTGATGCCAGAGCATCGCCTTTTTCGAAGGTGTAAGTGTCTGCGTCCAGTGTCAGTCTTTGGTCTGCACCGTAGTCAATAACCGAAACACCCAGGCTGTTACCCAGTGTACCTGCAGTTCTTGCAACAAACTTATATGAACCTGCTCCCTGTGATACTGTATCTTCCCAGTGCTCGAATGACTTGACCAGTTCACCTGATTGTGAATCAGTAACTGCGTTCAGTTGTGATGCATCAAGAATTCTGACAACGTAGCATACGCCACCATACTCCAGAAAGTTTGAAACTGAATACCAGTACTCGAAGTTATTGTCGTTTGGAGTACCGAAGATCTCGATAAATTCTGCCTCTGTGGTTACCAGAGTTGGGATGTCGATAGGACCCTTTTCAAAAACTCCGCAGATCGCACCGAAGTTCAAGAATGAAGGATCAATTCCACCTCTTGTAAAATCCCTCTCCTGGACGGCTACCCCTGGAGATGCTAACTTAGCTAATACCATTTTTTGTCTCCTCTGATAAGAGTGTCATGTGTAGATGATCTAAAAATATTTATAATTTTCAACACTTCACTGGTAGTCCCACATGTAACTCATATCACCATATTCATCTGTATGCCATCTGTCACCGTTAGCATCAACAAAACTAGTATCTTCCAATCCATCTGAGATAAATCCAAATGGTGCCATGTCTTGTTCTAACTGATTCTTCTGCTCATCATAGAGACGTTTCCTGACATCCTGGTCAGTCATCTCTTTGAAATAGTCCTGAGCAATCAACCAAGCATAGATAACCAAACACATAGCAAGGTCATCATTACATCCTTCTTCTGCCTCAAAGGACTGGTGTTTCTGAATGAATGTGGTCAACTCACTGATAATCTCATAGTCCTTGAAGAGTAACTTATCATCTTCAATAACCGTCTTGAGGTTTGAACACCCAACCTTCTTGACTGCTTTTGACATCTTGACACCCAACTGTGTCTTCTTACCTGAGAATCCTTGTCCAACAATCTGTCCTGCTCTACCACGCATGGAACACATAAGAACGTTCTCATACTCAAGATCAAAGTTTAGAATAGAAGCAACCTGATCTCCAATATCATTTACCTCACATAGGATATATGCATTGTTGTATGCCTTTGCCATGTCATGAATGACACTTGGAAAAAGCATTGGTTTGATCTCATTGTTCCTATATTTTGCAACAACCTGATGAGGGAACGTTGTAATATCAAATACTACAAATGCTGAGTAGTCAATACCGACTCCTCTAGCAACGTCCACAGTCATAATATAGTCATGATCTTTTTCGGGATTATTGTAAATATCCAATCCTTTGTTAGACTTGATTGGATCCTCATAAACCAAACTTCTAAGTTTCGATGGATTGATTAGTGTGTCAACAGATCCAAGGAACTCACACTCAAACTCAACTCGGAACTGCTGCTCAGAAGTGTTAGCAATAGTCTGTGCTTTCCATGCAGCATCTCTACCAGGAACTTCTGACCAGTGAACTTCAGTTGCTACATATTCATTCTTACCTCGTTCTGCATCATGCCAATAGCGATAGAAGTGGTTCATACCATGGGGGGTAGAAACCATGATAACCTTAGTAGATTTACCAGAGGAAATCGTAGGATATACAGACGCGAAGAACTGATCTGCAATGTGGTTTGGGATGAACGCAAATTCGTCCAAGAAAATAATGTTGAATGACATACCACGAACAGCAGATGCTGATGTAGATGCAGCAATGATCTTAGAACCATTCTCTAGTTCCATAGATCCTTTGTTGTAAACTACAATACCCTGCTGCATCCATTTAGGGAGGTTCTCATATGCAAGTTGAAGTCTCCCTAAGAGATCTCTCGCAGTAGATGCTTTGTTTGCAAGAATGCCAATGTTTACGTTATCGTTGAAAATTAGATAATGTAGCAAGTAAGACACACACGTTGTAGACTTACCAGTCTGTCGTGGCATCTTACAGATGTTGAATCTATTTTCGTGGAAGTTTCTTACTAGTTTCTCCTGAAATGGATACATCTTGAATGGGACAAGACCCTCGTCAAGAGAAACAATTTGAATATAGTTTCTAGCAAAGTAAACTGGATCGTCTTTACATTTGATAAATTCTGCAACATTCTCTTCAGTCCATTGAATAGCAACGTTTGCTTTCTTTAGATTAGGATTACCAAGATATACACCATCAGTCATTTTCTATTCCTTACAGACCAAGTTGATTCTAATGTTATAGTCAATAGCATAATAAATGCAAATACAAATAAAAAACTCATACTAAAGTTCCATGTTGTCTGCGAATTTCCCTAAGTTCTTCGAAATCTTTCTGCTTGGTGCCACCATCATATGCCCAAGCATAACCTTCTTCAATCATTTGTTCGTTGAGTGACACTGATGCGTCCCCAATGTATAACCAGCCAAGAAGACGCCCATATTTCCCAACGCCGCCAACAAGTTCAGTGCGGATAACAAGATCATCGTCACCAGCCACCGCGCCTTCCAGTTTTTCTTTGAGCCAGTTGGTTGCGTCATATCCTAGTTTCTTTTCCTCAAGGTCTTTGGTGCGTTTTTCTGGCGTGTCCACACCAGCAACTCTAACTCTCTCTTTTTTATAAAGGTCAAAACCGAGATCAATTGTGACATCAATCGTGTCTCCGTCAAGAACTCTGTTGATCTCCACTACTCGGAAGTTGTAGCAACTCTTCCTGTTTGGGGGTGTCATAGCTCCCATCGTTCAGTTCCTCAAATGCAAGTTTCATTATAGTATATATGTAATAACCAACCCCCGCCAAAAGAATGACGAGGGATATGATGATGCTCCAAGTTACATCATTGACATCATTGAGGGGGCGGAGGAGGAGGTTCATTCCAATAGTTTTTTAATCTATTGTATCTAGGATTATTTCTTACTTCTTCTGTCACCATTGTGCCGAATTCATCACAACATCGGCACCAGTCTCTTCTAGCATCTGGTGCCCCTAATGCTTTTTTTCTCTCAAGCGAAACCACTCCCTCCAAAGTTGAGCACATTCATCACTCTTCTTCTGCAGATGTTCCTCCCGATACATGGCGTGTGAATGGTTCCCAGTGCTGCCAATTATATTTATGAATTGCCCACATACCTAAAATAGGAACAAATACTAGAAGAAACCCCATGAGTCCAAGACACCAAGGGGTATTCATAACATGTCTAACAAATAATTGAACGTGTATCATTCGTTATCATCCTGATCATACGTTAGTCTACAATCCCACAAGTCCTCATCCCATTCGGGTTCATACATAGGGCATGGTTCTTCAAAGAGATGACCCATCCTAAGTTGATGAATACGTTCTCTAAGACCTTTGTAAAACTCTCTGCGTTCGTCTCTGTCCATTATGCTGGATAATCCCATTTAGTTATTCTTTCAGTCTTATGTGTAGGACCCCACCCACCAGTGTAGATATAAGGAGCAGTGCGAATTGGACAACTATCACCAGTACAAAGAAGGTCGTCTACAATCCTCCAGGATTCCATGACTTCTTCAGCATGAACAAAATGAGATTGATCTCCATTGATGGCATCATAGAGAAGTTTTTCATATCCATCTACTGCTCTATCCTGGGGATAGTCGTGGGTGAGTGTTGCCACTTCCAAGTCGTCATTGAGCCCAGGTGACTTAATATCCATACGGATATCGAGATGAGGATTAGGTTGTAAGCGCATGACAATACGGTCTTTGATTTCTCCTTCATATAACTTTAGTGGTGGTGCTTTGAGTTTGATAACTACCTCCACACATTGATAGGGGAGTTTCTTTCCTGTCATGACATTAAAAGGAACTCCTTCCCAACGCCAGTTATCGACGAATAGAGTCCCAGCAAAATAGGTAGGAGTACCACTGTTAGGATCAACGCCCTCTTCATCACGGTAGCCATGATATTGTCCAAGAATAATGTTCTCTGATAGTTTAGTTGCTGCAAGGACTTTTGTCTTCTCCCTTCTGACTTCTTTTGCTGACATTCGGGACGGTGGTTCCATGGCAATCAATGCAAGAACCTGAAGAATGTGGTTCTGTAGCATGTCACGCACAGCACCAGCAGTCTCATAGTATTGAGCACGACCTTCGCATCCAAATGTTTCGGTTGCAAAGATTTGTACTTCTTCTACATACTGGCGGTTCCAAAGTGGTTCCAAAAGAATGTTGCTGAAACGAGTAGCAAGTATGTTATTGACAGTATCTTTACCAAGATAATGGTCAATGCGATAGACTTGTTTCTCGCGTAGATGTCTAGCAAC